GGGGGCGACACTTGCGTGTCGCTCCGGCGTCAGAACCGACTTCTCTAGAAAAGAGAAGGTATAGTTATGACCCATGCCCCCGCCTAGGTTATCACTCGTAGCGCGACCAAACCGCTACGACTCTGGTTTCCTCAGAGCGGATGGATAGGGCAGAGCTAAACTCTGGAATGTTCCCTTCCACCTTGGTTCTCCACCATTGAGTGTACCGATATTCATCGACCCAGCGAGATGCTGGATCATGATATCGGCTTCTCAACACCGCGACATACTGCGTGCCCACCTGATAATCAGGATGAGTACGGTAGAATTTGTCGCCTTCACGGAAGTCTTTATGTTCCGTGAAGATGCCGAAGAGTGTTCTTGTCTTAACAAAAGGAATGCGGTTTTTATAACGCGTATTCCTGAGTAAAGATAAGAGGTAACCGCTAACGCCGGGGTAACCCGACTCGCGGAAACGATTAATAGCTCCAATAATGGAGCTATACACTCTAGCGTCTACCTCACCTGAAAGATGGGGTATACGGTAAAGGCAAGGGGTGATGTCGTGGCCATTGTGGGCATAAATCCCACATGACTCCCTAACAAGGGAGCTTCCAATAAACGATTTAGAAACGTTTGGTTGGAAACCAAGACTCACTAGTAGATTGAGGATAGCATCTGTGGTACGAACGTCACAGATGATATCATCTCCGTAGATACGTGGAGGTTCAAATCTGCCCGAGTAGGCAGTATTGAGTCCAGCATCTCGATGGAATGCCTCATTTATGAAGGCAACCCATGAGGTAGTGGAGAGATCCCACGTATCAAAGTTGCTGTCTAAACACATCCGGGCCGACACAATGCACGTACAAAGGAATACGAGACATTGCGTCGGGAAGCATACGGCAGATCCCATAGGAGCGAACTTGTTGACACGAACAATCGTGCCATCAGGCTTCTCGACTTGGGATGAGCGAGTAGCTAGCATATGATAGAGTAGTCTAGGAGGAAAAATCCTCCTGACGAGCTCCACAGAGACGCTATCGGATGCGCTGGAGAGATCAATGGTATCAGAGCCGAAAGTCATGCTTGCCAATAAGGCTCGCTTCTGATTCAGGTTCTGATCGCTCAGTCGTATGAAACGACCAGCCAGGCCATTGTCAATAAGCT